TGATGTGTCCGCTATGGCACCCGCTGATCGGCGTGTCGCCGCTCTATGCCTGCGCCTTGAGCGGGACCATGGGCAACAAGATCATGAACGCCTCGACGGGATTCTTCACGAATCGCTCGATGCCGGGCGGAGTCCTAACAGCCCCGGGTGCCATATCGAACGATACGGCCGGGCGACTTAAGGCCGCCTTCGAGACCAATTTCAGCGGGGCTAATAGCGGCAGGCTCGCGGTCCTGGGCGACGGCCTGAAGTTCGAGGCGATGCAACTGACGGCCGAGCAGAGCCAACTCGCGGAGCAGTTGAAATGGACGACGTCGGATATCGCGCGCGCCTTCCACTATCCTGAGTTCAAGCTGGGGGCCGCTCTCCCGCCCTACGCCGGGAATGTAGAAGCATTGATAACGGACTACTACACCGCCTGCCTTCAAATTCTCGTCGAATCGCTCGAATTGTGCCTCGATGAAGGGCTCGAACTGCCGCGCGACATGGGCACGGAGCTGGACCTGGACGGCCTCATGCGGATGGATACGCTCGGACTGTATGAGGCCAACACCCAGGCCATAGTTGGCGGATGGATGGCACCGGATGAGGCTCGGTTCAAGGCGAACTATAGGCCGGTTCCAGGCGGCGCTTCGCCATATCTCCAGCAGCAGAACTATAGCCTGGCGGCTCTCGCGAAACGCGATGCGCAGGCGGATCCATTTGCGGTGGGGAAACCGCCGACGCCTGCTCCGTCGCCAGTCCCACCGGCAACGCCTCCGCCCGTTCCGCCCAAGAGCCTCGACCCGGAGGATGAGGAACTACTCGGTTATGCCCTGGCGCGAAAGGAGTTGATCGCGTGACAGATCCAGACGATCGGGCGGTGGTGAAGGGTGTCATCAGGGCAATCAAAGAGCACATAGCAGAAGTGGTAGGGGGCTTATCCTTTCGGCTCGACGATATCGACCGCCGGCTGAGGAGTATCCCCGATCCGATCAAGGGGGAGAAGGGAGATCCCGGGGAGCGCGGCGAGAAAGGCGAACCAGGCTTGGCCATCCCCGGGCCGCCGGGGCCAAAAGGAGACCCTGGAGAGTCGATCAAGGGTGAAACGGGAGATCGAGGGCCAGAAGGTCAACAAGGCCGAGACGGCAGCGACGGCGGTGAGGGACCAAGCGGGCCAAAAGGAGACCCTGGAGAGTCGATCAAGGGAGACCGCGGAGAGCGCGGAGAAAAAGGCGATCCGGGTGAGACGATTATCGGTCCTGCCGGGCCGATTGGCGAAAAAGGTGAGACAATCACCGGCCCTCCCGGCAAGGATGGTGCCCCGGGGCGAGACGCCCTGCAGATCGACATTCTCTCCACGGTGGACCTCTCCCGAGCCTATCCTCGCGGCACTTATGCCCGACACGACGGCGGCATCATTCGTTCCTTCAAAGATAGCATCGCGGGTGAGGAGCTTGAGCGCAGCTGGGAGGTAGTCCTGGGCGGAATCGCCGAGATCGAGGTCTTCCAGGATCCGGACGATCCGCGCATCTTTGGCGTAAGGACGAGGCTGACAGGCAGGAAGACGAAAGCGGAGGATGTGAACCTGTTCCGCGTTCCGGTGATGCTCTACCGCGGCATCTGGAAGCCGGAGGGCGAGTATGGACGCGGCGACGTGGTCACCTACGGCGGGTCGACGTGGCACTGTCTGACCGACGGGGCGAAGCTCATGCCGAGCGAGAATGGATCCAAGGATCCGCAGTGGCGCCTGATCGTAAAAGAGGGGCGCCGCGGCAAGGATGGCTCAGAGGGCAAGCAGGGTCCTCCAGGCAAAGACGGGAAGGACGGCAGGGATCTCACGCAACTGGCGTTTGACGGGAGCAAGCATTGATCTACCTAGTCGATTTGGACGAAGCAAAGGTTCGGCTCCGGCTGGACGATCAAGACGACCGCTTCGACGATGAGGTAATGGCCCTGATCGGCCAGGCGAGTGCCATCGTATTGGATTACTGCAACACGATCACGGTCCCGGATGACCTGTCGCCTGCGCCGAACGGGATCGATCAAATCGGCCTCGATATACCGGAGCGCGAAGTGATCCGCGCGGGCGTATTCCGGGTGCTCGCGAACCTGTTCGAGAATCGCCAAGAGGGTGATGTCTTGTCGCAGGCGACGCGCGACATGCTCCACCGATTCAGGGATCCGGTCCTTGCCTGAAGAATTGGTCTCCTGCGTAATGCCGACTCGCGGTCGGCGCGATATGGCTGCAGCGGCCCTCAATTGCTGGCAGAAGCAGGACTGGCCGAACAAGGAACTGATCGTGGTGGATGACGAGGATTGCCGGAGCTTCCCGGACGGACTCGAAATGGAGAACGTGCATTACTCCGTGATCAGGCCGGGGATCACGCTCGGCGCGAAGCGGAATCTCGTCTGCTCGCTCACGCACGGAGGCATCATCTGCCACTACGATAGCGACGATTGGAGCGCTCCCGAGCGGATCCGCTTTCAGGTCGGCCTGCTTCAGTCCTCGCAGAAGATGATCACCGGATTCGGTACTCTGCTTTTCTGGGACGTGCTGAAGCAGCAGGCGAAGCGGTACAAGCCGACGATCAATAACTATATCTGCGGGACATCCTTCTGCTATCGGAAGGCGTTCTGGCAAGCGAATCAGTTCAAGGATAAACAGGTCGCCACGGACAACGGCATGATCTATCCGATGATGTCTCACGTTTTGCCGTCGCCTGAGACTCGGTACATTGTGGCACGGATTCATTTGGACCATACGTCGAGCAAAGTCGGCGTGAAGGACATCGTGTCAAAGGATCTGATCCCGGCCGGATTCTGGGAGAATGAGAAGCTGAGGTTGTCGCTATGCTAACTATCGGGAGGAAATAGTAATGGCTTTACCACTTGACAAAATAACGATGAAGTTCGACTTGGATACGAAAGAGGCGATCGCCAAAGTTCAGATGCTGAAAGCGACGGTTGAGACCATAGAGAAAAGGGTGGATCGCATCGCAAAGAAGCTGAATGCGATGAGAAGGAACCTATCGTGATTGGGATCCTGGTCACCAGCTGCAACCGTCCGGAGGCCCTAGCGCGATCCCTGCCGCAGATCTGTTCGCTTGGCCCACCCGTTCTTATCGTCGATGATGGAAGCCATGGAATCCAGAGCGCTTTCTATGATCTAAAGTGCGCGACCGCTGATTATTTGCGCATTCCGCAGCGCCGCGGTCTCGCCGCCGCTCTGAATATTGGTCTTTCCTATTGGCTTGCCGACAAATCGGTCGAATGGATCAGCTATTTCCAGGATGACGTTGACGTGCATCCGCTACTGCTTCAGGAACTTGCGACGGCGGCCAAGCAGATGCCGGCGGCGCTCTATACCGGCCATGATTCCCGCTATCATGCAGCGACCCAGAACATAAACGGATTCAAGATCAAACAGAGTTGCGCCGCGGTGCACATGCACGCCAATCGCGAGTTCTGGCAATCCATCATGCCGATCCCGACATTTGCGCTTGGCGCACCCAAGCGAGTGCCGGGCCGCGTCAGGGGAGTAGGATCGGACGTGGATTGGTGGATCGTCAGGGATTCGCCTCACTCGATCCAGAAGACAGGCGACAGGATTATCTGCCTCCCGAATCTCGTGCGGACGTTTCTCTACAAATCGGATGAGTCCTCCTGGGGCAACAGCCAACCGGACGGCGAGGAGCCTCCGCTCAGGCAATCATGAAACGGACCATAATTCTCCGAGGCCGCCAGTTCATTGTGGACGAGGACGAGCAATGTATTCACCAGCTCTTCTGGGACGAAGTCGAAAACGGGCATTGGGAGCCGTACACATTTGAAGCCCTGGATAGATACTTGCGACCGGACGGTGTATTCATCGATGTAGGCGCGTGGTTGGGCGCCGTGAGCCTGTATGCCGCCGCAGGGGGCGCTCAATGCCATGCAATCGAGCCCGATCCGGTCGCCTATGAGATGTTCTGGCGTAACGTGCGGGCGAATCCTGAATTCAAGATCGTGGCGAGCACCGGAGCAATCGCCGATCGCCTCGGCATCCTGCGCCTGGGCAGCGTGGACGGATTGGGAAGCAGCATGACGAGCGTACATTCCGAAATGGATTGCTTTGACGTGCCGTGCTGCACGTTATCGGACTTGGCCCGCAATATGCAACGGGTGGACATGGTTAAGATCGACGCGGAGGGCGCGGAAGCGCTTGTCCTGGCCGATGTGGCATTCTTCGAGAGCTTTCGCCCGACGGTCCTCATCACGCTACATCCGCATCTGGAACCGTGCGATCTCGGACCGATAAGCAAGCTTTACGGGCCTATAGAACAAGTGGCGCCGGATACCTATATTCTGGAGGGGAGATCTTGGACAAGCTGACGGGAGAGGCATACATCGGCCACTGGACCGCGCGCATGGCCAAAGGCGCTATCGAGGCCGGGACCGAAGAGAACGCGGCCGATCTCTGGAAGTTCATCGCGCCTCACGTTGCGAACCTGAACCCGGCGAGCATCCTCGAGCAGGGATGCGCTTACGGTCGAATGATGCGGCATCTGCGTGCACAATGGCCGAAGGCAAAACTCTATGGCGTGGACCTGAGCCAGGCGGCGCTCGATGGCCTCAAGGCCGACTGGAAGGGCAGGCCGCCAACGCTCTATTGCCAGGGCGAACCGCCGCGTGACATCCGGGTTGACATGATCTTTACCTGCACCGTCTTGCAACACGTCACGGATGATGCCGTGCTGGCCAGGATCATCGAGGGATTCGAGGAGATCCTCAATCCCGGCGGGAGTCTGGTCCTGTTTGAAAACGTGAGTTATGCCGAGGGCGGCGGCGGGGCGCATATGCGGCATTCCGGGCCGGCGGATTACATGGACCTCTGGCCGCGACTGAAGTGGGAGGATTGCGGTTCTTTCGTCCACCAGAATCCGTTGCATGGTTCGCAGGTTCATCAACTGATGATCGGGAGCAAGGTATTTGAGCTCAGCTCTTGAATACGCGCTGGGCGTGACGGGGTGGATGTATGAGAATGAGCTCGCCTTCCTTATCCTGACGGCCGCAGCCCTGAAACCCGGCGCTGTTTGGCTGGAGGTGGGGACCTGGATGGGAAGGAGCTGGTCGGCGGTGGCGTTGAGCCTGCCGCCCAACTCTAGGATCATTTCGGTCGATACCTTCCAGAGCGGGATGTGGGATCCGACGGTGGCGCGGATCCTGAACGAGCGCGGCGGGTCGGTACTTCACGATTTCATGAATGTGCTCAATGAAGTAAGGGCGATGCGGCCCGACCTCACCACGCAGATCATCATGAAGCCATCGGTGGAAGCGGCCGGCCAGGTTCCTGATGGGAACTGCGATGTGATCTTCATCGACGCGGATCACCGAACGCCGGGAGTTTCGGATGACCTCAGGGTCTGGAGGCCGAAGCTGAAGGCGGGCGGGCTGCTTTGCGGCCATGACGGCAATGACGCCACGGTGATAGCGGCGCTCAAGGGATTGCCCTACCAATGCGATCCGTCCGTCAGGGGGAGTGTCTGGTGCCTGTAGCCGGGATCTTCATGCCCTGGTGGGGCCCGGCGCCTGGATGGGAGAGTCAGTTCATTATGCGGGCCTGCGCGTTGCAATCACTCGAGATAATACTCGTGGGAGACGCCGCTGGATTCGAGCCGTCCATTGGTCTGAAGAGGATCCACTGCACCATGGACGAATTCGAAGCGCGGGCAAGCGAAGCGGCGGGCGTCCCGGTGCATAAATCGACGCCCGGCTTCGGGCGCGGACAGTGCCTATGTGAACTGCGGCCGATGATGGCGGATATGTACCCCAAAGCAGTCGCCTCATATCCATGGTGGGGTTGGGGCGAGTGGGACTGCGTCTGGGGCGATTGGGATTCGTACCTGACGGATGAGCGGCTGGATCTGTACGACATGATTTCGAGTGCCTCCTATACGGTAAACGGACCATTCACCATTTTCAGGAACACTCCCGAGTTCCGGCAGCTTTACCGGAAACGGATGGAGATGGTCGCGTCGGCCACCGCCCAATATCACATGGACGAGCGCGGCATGCAGGAAGTGGTGGTTCAGGAGATTGCAGCGGGTAGGATGCTTGGGCTCTATCCCGTGGATCTGGACTCCCACGACAGGACGGAACCGTGGAGCCGATGCGCTTTGAAGGGCAACAAGCTCTTTCGCATGGATAAGACAGGGAACTTGGGCGGCGAGCTGCTCAACTTCCACTTCCCGGGAACGAATCGCTGGCCATGCCATATCGCGTTGTGAGGGAGTTCGAGGAGGCGATCGCTGAATACGCCGGGTCGCGTTATGCGGTGGCGGTGGAAAGCTGTTCGGCGGCGATATTCCTGTGCTGCGTCTATCGCCAGGTCAAAGAAGTCGAGATTCCGGCTCGCACCTATCCATCAGTGCCTTGCGCGATTATCCATGCGGGCGGATCGGTTAGGTTCCATACCCTCTCATGGGTTGGCGTATATCAACTCTTCCCCTGGGAGATCTGGGATGGGGCCCTGCGATTCCGGCCCGGGATGTATAAGGGCGGACTATTGTGCCTTTCCTTCCATAGTCGCAAGCATTTGAAAATCGGCCGGGGAGGCATGATCCTGACGGATGATCCCGAGGCGGACCGGTGGCTCCGACTGGCGCGTTTCGATGGCCGCGAGGAGTGCGATCTCAGTCAGCAGAAGGAATTCAGCATACTCGGTTTCAACGCATATATGCAGCCCGAGCAGGCGGCGCGGGGATTGCTGCTCTTCGCATCACTGAAGCACCTGGATCTGCCGGATCTGCCTTTTGAAGATCAGCATTATCCGGATCTGAGCAAGTCAGAAGTCTATAAGGGGGCATCAGTTGCTGTTTGCGCTGAGACTTGATGATGCCGGCTGGAATCCAGCATCTGATGACAAGATCGACCACGGTCTGGAGCTCGCCCAGCGGTGCCATGCGCTGCTTCAGGGCTTGCCTTATCTCGCCGCCGTCATCCCGTCATGCGTGGATGCCGACGGCTTGGCCTGGCTGCAGTCGAAACCAGAAGGCATGAGGGTAGCCATACATGGATTCGATCACGGGCCCGTCGAATTCCGGGGCCTCACCATGGAGCAATGCCGGGAAAGGATATGCGAGGCAAGGCGGGCAATCGCAGAAGTGGCATGGGAGGACATGGTCCTGCCGAATAATCAGTACGAGTTCGGACTCGGGACTGCCTGCATGCATGAGGGAATCAGGTATCTCTGGGGCGGCGGGCATCATACCCGGACGGATCCAAGCGACTGGCCGACGCCTCCGCAGCCCTATCCGCTCGAAAATATCATCTTCGTCCCGAGTTGGAAGCCGACCTATGCGGCCGTCACGGGCTGGATGCGCGACGACATTCCTCCCCTACGGGAGGTTCTCCCTGATTTACTTGATTGGCCCGGCAAGGCGGTTCTGACCGTGCATATTACCTGGGAGGCGGGACTCCATAAGAACCTCGAGGGAATCCGGTGGCTGGCCGACGAGATCGGCCCTTACATCATCCCGGCGGCGGTATATCTCAATGGCCATAATTAGCTACGTCAGCAAGACAGTCGAGCAGGGTGCCTGGACTGGCGTGGGTCGCTTTGACTTCTCCCTGCGGCGGGTCTTCCCGGATCTGAAGTCCTTGACCGTGCTGCCCAGTCTTGGGCCAGACGATGTCGTGATCACCGACAACCACCTCTCCTGCGAGGTTCCGGCCGAGATTCCCACCACGGTCTGCCATCACGGATGTGCCCGCATCCATTTTGACCGCGACCCGGCCTGGCGCGGTGAACGGCTAAAGCATGTCGTAGAACTCCAGCGGAAGATGCTGGAATTGCCCAACCGGACCTTCGTCGCGCCGAGCGCTTGGGTCGCCGAGCAATTCGGCAACGAGGCGAAGGTGATCCCGCATTGGGTGGAACCGATCGAGCCGCTGCCGAAGTACGGCAAGCCGAAGATCATCGGCGACTGGCGCGACAACAACAAGGGCTACTCGACCTGGAAGAAGCTCGCCGCAGCCTGCCCTGACTGGGAATTCAAGCCGCTTCAGTTCACGGACGGATCCGGCCGGCGGGCGCAGTACGGCGCCGCCAGCCTTTACCTCTGCCTGTCGCTGTCCGAGGGCGGTTCCTATTCGGTGTGCGATGCCGAGGCGGCCGGGCTACCGATCGTGTCCACGGACACTGGAAACTACCGAGAATTCGATGACGCCGAGATGATCCGCTGGCAGGACCGCGATGATGTCGCCCTTGTGATCGATGCTGTGAGGCGCAAATTGGAGGCCGGACGGCGGAAGCCATCCTACTATGCCTCCTATTCATTCGCGGCTTGGCGGTCGCTCTGGTGTGAGGCAATCGGCATCCCATGCTAACCATCGGACTGGCATCGGGCCTCGGCAATTGTTGCTTTATGCTGCCGGCTATCAAAGCTCTAACGACGATCGGCCAAGAGGTGGAACTGTACGTCCAGACCGACTTCCCGACCGTCGATCTCTGGAAGCGCTGCGTCTATGCCAAACGGGCCGTGGCAGGACCCGGCAACCTGAACGGAAATCGACTGATGGCGGGCGAATATGCTCCGCCGGCATGGAAAGGCGGACGGTTCCTGCGGTTTGCCCTACGGAATATCTATGACCCGGTCTGGGAGTCCAACCTGCGGATGGCACAGTCGATCGGATATCAGGGCGGCTGGCTGGACGTGTCGGACTGGTGCCGCGACCTCGACCGGACGCCGCGGTGGGATGTGGGCATCGTCCCGGGCTGCAAAGGCGGGTATTGGATCCGGAAGCGGTGGCCGGGGCTGAAGGACGTGGCGGCGCATTTCCTAAAGGAAGGTCGGCGCGTGGCGGTCTTTGGCCTGCCCGGCGACGATTGCGAGTCCATACCAGGTGAATTCGTCTGGACTCCGGATATATCGAAGTTGCCCGATGCCCTTGCGGGGTGCCGGGTCATCGTTGGCGGAGATTCAGGGGTCGTTCACCTCGCTTCGTCTCTCGGAATCCCGGTCGTGATGGTCTATACGGCGACGAGCGAATACAAGGCGGATCCGATTGGTCCCCAGAAGCGGAAGGTGGCCGCGACGGTGCCCTGCCATCCATGCGTGAGCACGCCAAGATGGCCAGCTTGCAGAGATTGGCGATGCCTGGAGATTGATCGAGCGGCAGTGATAAGAGTGGCGGAGGAATTCCTCTGATGTGCTGGCGTGGACATGAACCTGAGTTTTATGTTGGAGACTTCCTGATCTTGCGAAGTCTGGCCTGCCTGATTATTGGAAGGCGTGAATGTTGATAGTGATAGGCGCACATTCCTTTTGCCTTGAATGGTTTCCCGCACCAGCAACTTTTCGGAGACCTTTTCGGCCGAGGAATATAGGCCTTGTTTCTGCATTCTCGACAATGGGGAGCGATTCTGTCATAGCGAGCGGGATTTGCGTTGAATGCGGTTCTCGGCAAGACCTTCTGACAACCAGGACACAATTTCTCAACATCGGTGTTGATTGGCAATCGGTGGTGCAGAGAAATATGGTGCGCCGCTGGCATCAGTCTGAGATTCTCAAGGCGATTGTCCGATCGGTTTCCGTTTATGTGGTGAACGTGCTCGCAAGAATTCAGCGGTCGGCCGATAGCCTTTTCCATCACGGCCCTGTGTTCTTTAAGTTGGCCCCTGCCAGCCACGCGGATGATTCGGTATCCCATGGGGTCCAAATATCCGGAACCCTGAGGGCCCTGGAGAACGATCGTGGGATCGCCGTGAGTGCGCCAACGCATGTAATGCCGGGGACACAGATCTCGCGCAATGGCAGGCTGTCCGCATCCATCGATCCTACATATTTCTTGGCAATGACGGACCAAAACCACATTCGGGTCTCCGCGTCTTCTCCAGCGGTAGTAATGAGTTTTGCAATAGCCTCTCGCAAGATGGGAAGCGGAGCAACCAATGATTGAGCACAATGGACGCTTTTTCGTATTCATTACATAGGAGTTTAACATAAAATGCCTATAAATTACCAGAATTTACGCCAAGAATTGTTGGTTGATCCGAACGCCTACGGCTACGCGCCGCTGATCGCTATTGGAAACGATCAGGGCCTCGCCGATATGCTGAACCTTGCTCGGGCCGCAATCGTCATGCCGCGCCCGGATGTGAGTCCGCTGGAAGTTCTGGAGGCGATCAGCGTTCAGGATTTCGTGGCGGCCAATGCGCAGACAATTCTCATGGGATCATGGCTGGAGAGCCTGACGCAGTTTCAGCAGATTCGCATACTCAAAGAGAACGGCTCTGACACACGAGTGATGACGAATCTGATGCGATTCCTCGTCAATGGAAGCCAGAGCGAAGTGCGACTGCGAGCACTGGCGTCACGTTCTGGTTCACGGGCCGAGCAACTATTTGGCGTAGGCACGAATGTCTCTCCAATGGACATCGCGCAGGCATTGAGGGCAACACCGTAATGTTCACCGTAGCCATCGCAACTCCGTATGTCGGCCATCCCTGCATGGAGTACTGCGTCTCGATGATAGAGTTGATCCTCTATTTCAGTCAGCGGCCAGTCTATGAGGATGATCCGCGTCAGGGGTTGCGCTACTTGACTCCCGAGAACTCCTGCGTGCTAAGTGCGAATCGAGAACGTCATGCAGAAGCATTCCTGGCCACAGACTGCACCCATCTATGCTTTATCGACGCCGATATGGCTTTTCAACCTCAGGTGCTTCATATGCTTGCATCGAGGAAACTGCCCTACGTGGCCGTGAACTACAGCATGAAGCAGAGAGTGAAACCGGACTTCACCGCATTGTCTCTTGATGGCAAAACTCGAGTCTGGACTGGGCCAGAGTCAACAGGCGTTGAGGAATGCAACTTCACCGGATTTGGATTTGCCCTGATAGAGCGTAAGGTAATTGAAGCAATCAAGCGGCCCCGCTTCCTTATCGGCTACAACATGCTCACGGACCACTACACAACGGAAGATGCACCGTTTTGCAGAAAGGTAGTTGAGGCTGGATTCCCTATTCACGTCGATCACGATGCGACAAAACTCTGCTGGCATATGGGAACTTGGGCATTTCGGTGGGAAGATGTACCGAAACCTGAAGGAGTGAAAGATGGCGAATGAAGTAGAATGGACCTACATGAGTTCAGTCGCCCTGGAAACCGACGGGGCACAGATTGCAAATGTTGCCTTAGCCAGTGCACCAGATGCCAGCATGACAAGTGGCAATCACGGCAACTGGCCGTTGTGCGACTTGGTGCTATACGTCGCGGGATTTGGCTCGGCCCTTGCTGGCTGGCAGGTGATTAACGTCTATCGATGCGATATGGACCTGCTCGGAGGGACCATAGACTCAATTGTCCCTTCAGCTGCATTCAAACAGCTCTATGTCGGCAGTTTCCCTTTGCAGCAGAGCATGGCGACGAATTCCACCGGATATATTCCGTTGCCTGATGTACCACTTTCATCTAGTTGCTATTTCTATCTTGAGAATACGACGGCGCAGACTCTGAGTACAGGTTGGGGAGTTTGGTGCCGTCCGAAGTCATACATTCCAGGAGCATAGAATGCCTCTTGCTGTACTACCAGCAATAACTTGGAGAAAGCCGCTCTCGTGCGAACGGGTGAAGATAAATTGGGAGCATCCGTTGAATAGAAGATTAATGTCCTGTTTCTTATTCAGAGAATTTGCAGGGCCATTAGCGCATGACCTATGTGCTAAAATAGGCTCTGATCTCATTACTCCTGGATTGTGGAAGCCCAATGGTTACTCTGTCAGTAATAATGCAAGTGTTGCATATACACTAGGTATTACTCCTACCATCACTCTTGCAACTGGTGGGCCATTCTCGGTTCATCTTATCGGTTCCTTTTTGGGATCGAGTTATAGCTATAGATTTGCATATCATCTTAGTCAGGGCACATCTATGTGTGGCATGTCCTGTGGCTGGGATAATGGTAATAAAGCTTGGTTTTTCGTGAGGGACAATAGTGGGAGCGATCACCAAGGATACGAAGTAAGCACATCAAATGTGTTTGATAATATAAGACATTCTGTTGTTGTGTCGGATGATGGGGCTGGTAAACTAACTCTATATATTGATGGGAAGCAAGACGCTACGAACTTTACGTATTCCGCCGCTACTGTAACAGCTGATCGTATGTCAGTGGGAGGTGGCTATAGGGGAGCCCAGGAAAACAAGTGTCCTGGAACATATGAACTATATGAATGCTGGCAGAGATGTTTATCTTGGTCCGAGGCTATAGAGTTGTGTCGCAATCCCTACGGCACTCCCGACAACCCGAGGCTGATATAGATGAACCTGAGCGGGACTAGACTGCCATTTTTCTGGACGACGGGAGGGGCGGAGGTCAACCTCGCCTTTGACAATGCATCATCGCCGTCTCAGGTGGCTGCCGTAGCCTTGTCTATGATCCGGGAGATCGCGATGGGCAATCCCGCTGCTGCATCCTCGATATCGTCGGTCGTGGCCCAAGCGATTCGCATCTTGAATGAGAGCAATGTGGTTGCGAATACTTCAGTGGCCACGGAAGCTATCAATCTGTTGCAGTCCCTGGCGATTGGGAATGTAACTTCAGAGAGCCAGGTTGCCGCCCTGGCCATGACCATTCGCCGGGCGTTGGCCCTGAGCGATGTTTCCTCGGACAGTGCCGTCGCGACTGCCGCGCTCTCCGTCCTCAGGGCGCTGGCGATAGAGGACGCCGCTGCGGATTCCGCAGTTGCTTCCGCGGCCATGTCCGTCATTCGCGCGTTAGTCTTTGGCGATGTGGTCGCCGATTCCTCTGTCCTGGCAGTGGCATTAACTCTCGGCGTGGGGATTGGATTCGAAACCGTTTCATCGGATTCGGCAGTGACTGAGGCCGCAATCACCGCGATTCGCCAAATCGATCCGTTGGATGTTCCTTCGGAGTCGGCGGTAACGGCGCTCGCGATGAGCGTCTGCCGCGAACTGGGGATCGAGAATGCGGAGTCGCTCGCAGCCGTCACGGAAATCGTTCTGACCATTACGGGCGCGCTGCAGCCGATCAACGTCGAATCGGCGACTGCGGTATCCGATCTTGCGCTCGCGGTTATCCGCGCATTGGATCTGACGGATGTCATGTTGGCTTCGCACGTCCTTACGGCGGCGGTATCCATTATCGGCGTACTCGACATCAACGCCCTGGCCGTCCAGAGCGATAGCGAAGTCACTGCGGTCCTGATGACCAAGATTGCCGAACTCGGCATCAGCGATGCCGTGATGATGACCCAGATTGCGACCGTCATTCTCACAGCGATCCGTCAACTGACGTCACTAACGGATGCGGCTTCGAGTGCCCAGGTCGGTACGGTGGCGTTGCAGGCGATCCGCGGACTGTCACCGGTTGCGGCCTCCATGGCCACGGCAGTAGGCAACGTCCTGATGCAGGCGATCCGTCGGCTGGAGGCGCTGGGAGTGGAGTCGTCATCCCAGGTGAGTTCAGTCCTTCTCTCCGCACTCCGGCCTCTCGGTATCGGGGACGCCGCATCCGCATCGGCGGTTACGACCGTTGCCCTCACGATCGGTCTGCTGATCTCTCTCTCGCTGGCGGCAGTCGCAGCCGGGACTGCGGTCGGGCTGGTGACTCTCACGAATCTCGGGATATTCATCCTGGCGGGCCGGTTGGCGCAGGTCGCCGCGGAGAACAGATTTTGGCCTGTGGAGAACGAAAATAGGTTCGCTGCCGTCGATCCTGAAAACAGATTCTGCGTAGTGCCGGAGGAAACCTAGTTGGCAGTGATCAATATCAAACCGATGGACGTAATCATTCCGTTCGATGTTGCGGTCATGTTCAGCCGCAAGTTGAACAAAATCGAGCTTGAGAAGTTTAACGAAGCTCTCAAGAAGCGAGAATCCGAAAACAAAGACAAGGAGAAGGAGACATGACCGCAACCATCGCAGACGCCGTATTCGATGCGGCTTTGAGTTACATCGCGACAAATGCTGATGGCGCCCAAGTGCAGAGCGCCGCGAGCGTGGTGCTCGTCGGAACGCCGGCGGCAATCGTGCTTAACGGCGGCAACTTCAATGCGCCGGAGGCTGGGGGCGTCGGCGGAGGCAGGGGGATAGACTGCCTCGTCGAAGACACCGGTGATATGTCGAACATCCCCGTTGACGTGGCGGGGAGTGCGACGAAAGTCGTCCTGCTCGACGGCGCCGCCCTGCTGATTGAAGCCGACATCACCGGAGCTCCGATTGCTCTCGGAGCCTCTGATCAGGTGAACCTGGGCGAATTCATCGTCCAGCTGAAGGACCCGACATAATCCCATAGTCCGGAGGCAGTGATGACAGTCACGCGCGTCCTCGTCACCTACGTCAAGGATCCAGCGGCCGTATTGGACTTCGGTTTCGACTGGTCGCTCTGGCTGGCGACGGGCGAGACCATAACCACTTCCACCTGGGCGCTGCCGGTCGACCTGACTTCGCCTGCCGTGGGGTTGACCGAGAATAGTCATTCTCACAACACGACGGCTTCCACGATATGGCTGTTAGCCGGAGTGGACGGCGAGGACTACATCATCACCAACCACATTCATACGAGTGCCGGACGTGACGATGACCGCAGTCTCAAGATCAAGGTCCGCAACCGATGATCACGCCGAAGATCGCCGAACTCACTGAGCGGGTCGACATCCTGAACGTGGGACCGCCCTACGACAGCAACTGGGGCGGCACGATCACGAGTACATTTGCCCGCAACGTCTGGGCCAAGATCGAACCGCTCGGCGGAGGTCTGATCGCGGAGGACCAGCAGCAGCAGGTGGCCACGCAGCCCTACAACATCTGGATTCGGTATCGCGCCGGAGTGACGGCCTTCCAGCAATTGGATTGGGAAGGAACTCGCCTCGTCATGACAGGACCGCCGGAGGAAATCGGAACATATCTGCTCATCCACGCAGAGGCGCGGACCAGCAGGGGACTCTAGAATTTTAGAAGGTTTGTTTGCGCGCAATGAAGCCGGGTGTGATTGCCCGGCTTTCCCATTTCTACGAGCTGGGCCGGATAGAGTCTATAGCTCGATAAGCAGCGGCTCCCGACGCTGTTTCCGGCCTGCAACCCGGGACACTCACAGGGGGGTGAGGCATGAAGGAGCCATAACATGAGTGCAACATTGGGCACCGTAGGTCTCAACACAATGCTCAAGGTGGCGACCGATGTTTCGCCCACCAACTTTCTGCTCGTCGGCGAATGCAAGGACATCAACGTCGCCGGGAAAACCGTTGAGTTCGCGGAGTTCACCCATCAGCAATCAACGGGCGGATACCGTGAATACAAGCCGACGTTCAAGAATTCCGGCGACATCACATTTAAGTGCAACTGGACCGTGGACACACAACAAGCGACCCTCGACACGGCATATGAGGCGTCCGATGTGCTGTTCTTCCAGTGCACGTATCCCAACGGCAAGATTCACACATTCCAGGCCTATGTCAGCAATCTAGGCCAGACGGCGCCGCTGAACGGTCCGCTCGAGCTGAATGTCACGCTTCGAGTGACCGGGCAGATGGTGCTCACCTAGATCTTGCGGCGTGGGCTAGAAAGGCTCCGAAATGCTTACGAAAGACCAGATTCTAGCAGTACGCCCCAAGGTCAAGGAAGTCGAAGTACCAGAGTGGGGCGGATCCGTATTCATCCGCCCCCTGATGCTCGGCGAACGAGGCCGTTTCGCCCAGATGGCAAAGCCCTGCGCCGAGAATCCAGGCGAGATAAGCCGTGTCCAGGCCACCGTCGTCAGGTGGGCAATCTGCGACGACCAGGGCACACCTCTTTTCGATGACAAGGAAATCGGAGAACTGATGAAGAGATCGGGTGAGCCCATCGCCAATCTCTTCGATGCCATCCTCGCGTTCTCCGGAATGATTCGCGGCGCGGCGGAGGAGCTGGAAAAAAACTCGCTGATGATTCCGAGCGCAGAGTCGAGTTCGATCTAGCGGAAAAACTCGGCCGCACGGTGGCGGAACTGGAAGCCACTATGAGCTATCCGGAATTCATCCAGTGGATACACCACTTCCGCATGAAATCTGATGCCGGTCAACCAACGGCACCAGGTCGGCAGCAGACTTGGGAAGATCAATTCTCCGTCATGCAGGGATTCGCGGATGGACAGAACGGCAAGAGGTAGAGCGTGGCCGGGATCGAGATAAAGGGCCTTGAGGAGATCCTCAAGCAATGCCAGGGGTTTGGCAACACGGCCGCTACCGAGGCGCTCGAAGCCGGCGAGAATGCCGCAGCAAAACTGATCAAGGAGAGGCTGCAGGCCGCCGCGCCGGTTGGATCAATGGCTACGAAGGACAGGCATCCAGGCCAGCTCAAGAGATCGATCCGCATCGTGAAGTACAAAGACAGGGCACAACTCCATGGTTTGGTGTCAATGACCATCGACAGGGGCGCGACGCAGAAGCTGGTTATCGGGCCCGAACGCGAGACTGGATATTATGGATTCTTCTTGGAGCATGGATGGCACTCGCCGTCTTTTCGCAGAATCAAGGGGAGCAAGTACCTGAGGAAGTCCTATTCGAATCTTAAGCGGATAAGCGGCGGCCATCAGGGGTGGTTCTCCCGGGTCGCTGATACCGTGGAGCAATCCGCGATCGCGGCGGGAGAAGCTGCCGCAATGGCCCTATTGAGGAGATTCCTGTAATGGCGGGCACCGGCAGACTGTTCTTCGAGATCGGCGGCAGCGCGTCGCAGCTCCTGGCCGAGCTCCAGAAGGTCCAGGACAAGTTCAAGGAGAGCGGCGAGAAGATCAGCCGTGCAGGACTGCAGCAGGTCGCCGTGTTCCAGAATACGGTCAACCCCGCCAGGGAGCTCGCGCGCACTTTCGAGGTGCTCGAGAAGGCCGGGAAGCACCTCGGCGATGAATCGTTCAACCTTACGAACATCGTCAAGGCGAACGAGAAGGCGATCCGGGATGCGATCGTCACCGCCGAGAAGTATGGCCAGGCGCTCCCGGAAGGGTTCAAGAAATACGCCGACGAACTGAAACGGCTCGATACCGTTACGCAGCCTGCGAGCAGTGCCATCAGGAGCTTTGGGCAGTCCATGATCGACTTCGCTCGCAACCCGCTCCAGGCCGCGCAGAACGGCATGATGTCGCTACTTGAATCCATGGGGCCGCTTGCGGTAGGCATCGGCGGGATCGCTGCGGCCGCGATTGCAGGTGGGGCCGCAATCCTGAAGATGGGCAGAGATGCAGGTGAGGCGGCCGAGCAATTGCAGAACCTGTCGATGTCAACCGGCATGACCGTGGAGGACGTACAGGCGATCCAGCGACTCGGTGAAGAGGCGGGCGTCGGCGATCTTACGCGCAAAATCGAACTGCTTAACGTCCAACTTGGCAAAGGCGCGGGCGGAGATTTCACCGAGGCGATCCTCCGGATGAATGTCGCCGTCAAAGAGGGCGGGGGTGCGATCTACTACCTGGAAGAGATGCGCAAGAAACTGGCGGAAATCCCGAACCGAACAAAGGCCGCAGAAGAAGGCGCCGCAGCCCTCGGTCGTAGATTGTGGCATGAACTGGCGCCGCTCGTCATGAACACGACACGGTCGATCACGGAATCCATGGACGTGATCAAGAATTCCGGTGCCGTGATGAAGGCTGCACAGGTCCAGGAGCTCGTTGAATTGGACGAGAAGATCGACAAGCATGGCCGTGCGTGGGTCGAATTGAAGAATGCGATCTCGATGGTGACCGGAGAAATCACGCTTGCCGTGGTGAAGATGGTCGAGAAGATGGACCTTGCCGGGCCGTTCCGCGGGATGGCCTATGGGATAAGCGCTGTATTTGGCGGCGCGACGAAGGCGACCGAACAGACAGCGATTCCGCTCACGCCGATGTCGGGTCATGGCGCGGAGATCATTGCGTCGGCGAAGGCGTTAAAGGACCAGACGGACGAACTGGAACGCCGGTGGATGCTCATTGCCCGGATGGATGCGGTTGCATCGGGCGAGCGCGGCAAGCTGCTTGATCTGACGTTGAAGCTCAAGCAGGTTGAGAAGGAGCGCCAGGAGATTGTCAAGGACGCCAAGGGATTGCAGTTTGACGAGAAACGGCTGCAAATCCTGTCCGGGCAATCGGCCGCACTGAAACAGGCCATCGAATTCGAAAAACAGCGCGCGTCGGAACTGAAGAAAGCGGCCGACATCACAGAGAAAGCGACCATTGCGGCCATCGAGCGCGAGGCCCTGCTCAACGACGATACTGCGATCTATGGGAGATTGGTCAAGGCGGCCGGTGAATACTGGGAGAAGAATATAAGGCCGGGCATTTCCGAAGCGGTAAAGCTGCAGGAAGAACTCAACAAGAAGATGGCCGACTTCGACAAACTGACGCCGCGGGAACCATGGACGAAGGCAGCAACGCAGCAAGGCCAGACATTCGATGATCTGATGAAAATCACTGTTCACCAGACGCTGCCGGACTTCGAGAACGCGAACCAACAAACCGCCCAATCGGTAGCTGATACTTGGAGGAATCAGGTCTCGACTATCGTCACGGACTGGAGCCGGGGCATCGCTGACATCATCGTTTCCGGGCAGAACTTCCGCGAGAAGCTGAAAGCGATCTTCATGGATACCGCCAAGGGCATTCTGCGAATGTTCATTGAGCAACTATTCAAACCGTTACAGAACTGGCTATCAAAAATCACGGATGGTCTCTTCAGCATGAGCGGGTCTTCAGGCGGGGGCGGAGGCGGGATTCTCAATTCCCTTATCAGTGGACTTTCTAAGGGTATTAGTGGAGGAGGCGCAGGACAAGGAGTTGCAATCGGCGCCGAAATGCAGGCGGCCGGTTCGTTTGGAACGAACTGGCTACAAGCTGGAATAGGGACAGCCGGGACGATTGGGGGCGGAGCCGCAGTGTTTGGGGGCGGAATTTCCGCAGCCTCGGCGGCCGCGATGGGGGCTGGTGCCTATGGCATTCCGCTCGCCGGAGCCGGGACTGGTTCGCTGGCCGGCGCAGGAGGAGCAGCAGCGGCTGGTGGCGGAGGACTGGGAGGGATATTTGGTGGAATAGGTAGTGCCTTCATGGGGATTGCTGCCGCTATACCCGTGGCTGGTTGGATTGCGATCGGAGTGGCGGTAACCGCTGCCATCATTGCCAAGATCATGCATAAGGACGCATTCGAGGCAGGGGCAAAAGAGGCGGCGCGCGATCTCGGTGGAATCAATATTGGCGAGAAAGCTATCAAGGCATTCTTCACAGGTGTCGGACTGACTGAAAAACAGGCATTCCCGATCCGCAAGGACCTGCTCACGTCCCCTCTGTTCATAAGTCAAATCGCCGTTCCGGCTGCGGAATCGCAAGGCAAGCTCGAATCTTTCCTGAAGAGTCTTGAGAAGGTCACGGTCGATACAAAGATTGCCGCAAGTGGTTACCTCAATTTCCGCACGGTGGTCGAGCAGGGGATCGACACCGGCAACTGGCAACCATTCAACGACGCATGGCAGGCCGCCTTCAAAAACAGCAAGGCCTTGACCGCCGCGATGCCAGACCTGACGGCCCTGCTGGCCGCTGCCGGTGTCGCCGCATCGACAACTGCGGATGCCGTCAATGACCTAACTGTGGGCTTCCAAGGCCTCAGAGATGCCATCACAGCCAGTCTGCCTTCCGCGAAGGATATGTACCAGGTCTTCTGGGATACCGGGGAGATCCTGCCCGAGCTGTCTGACATGATCCTCAAATACGGCGGGGATCTGTCCACTTGGCAGAGCGCGGCCGACCTGCCCGGACTCAGGGCGAACCTGGCCGGCATCAGTAGCCTGGTCGAAGGGCTGGATTCTATCCTCCCGGAGCAGGGAATAATCGACAGGATCCTTGGCGGCGAGGGATTTGGCGCAACGGGCTGGGGAGACCTGGCGGCGATGGGACTTGACCCATCCAAGCTCGTCAAGATGGCCGACCTGATGACGTTCCAGAAGGGATGGGAGCCGGCCACGGCGCAGTTCGAGCAGACCGGGGTCTTGCCCAAGGGCGGGGTCCTGGAGCAGGGGCTCTGGCAATTCGGCGGTTCGCAGGGAATGACGGCCCTCGAGAATTATGGTAAGGGATTCAATACCATAACGCCTTCGCTTCTCAGTTCGACTAAGGCCGCCATGGACGCCCAGTACAAGACCGAACGGCAGACGGTGCTCGCCTACCTCGGCGCGGTATCCGAAGGCATCCAAGGCAAGATAGACGACATCGGCCAGGCCATCGTGGACGACCTGGACAAGATCCTGTTCGTCATCCAGAACCCGGGTCAGCCATTGCCAGAAAGCCTTGGAGGGCCCGCGGCGGCCACTTCGTCGGCAACCGGAACAGAAGGCGCAGGAGGCAATGCGGCCGTGCCGGGCGACCAGTACACCATTATCGTCAATGGCTCGATCTACGCCTCGGACTTCCCGGCCATCGTCGAGAAGTCCGTCATAGAACTCCGGCGGCGCGGCTCTCCCGCGTTCGCTACCTAAATGGATCTTGGGACCTATCGCTACTATGTCGATTGGGACAACGGTCCCGGCCAGAGTCCGCCCGTCGAACCATTCCTCGGCGCCTTCGATGACATCTCGGCCTATGCCCTGAAGGCCGACTGGTCCTACGGCAGCGACAGTGGAACGCCCGGCCAGACCAAGGCCGGCAGCGCCAGCATAACCCTCGACAACTCCTCCTCGCTCTTCTCCTCCTACAATACCCTAAGCGACATCTACGGCAAGATACTCCCCGGCATCTGGGTGCGAATCACGATGCAGATCGGAGCCGGCGCCGAAGTCACGATGTGGCAGGGGAAGCTCGATTCGATCGTCCCCAGGGTAGGCGATCGCGTCACCGTCTCGACCGCCACGCTTCAGGCCTACGGATCTCTCCAGCAGGCATCCGCCGATGCCGACATCGATATTCCGATGCAAACCGATATCACAACGGGGGCTGCAGCTGATCTGATTCTCGATGCGGCAGGATACCCGGCAGCGGATCGTGATATCGATACCGGCCTCTCCACCATGAGCCGGTTCTGGGCACGCAAGGGCAGGGTCTTGGATCTCTTGCGTGAACTTGAAGCCCAGGAAACGGGGCTCCTGCGTGAAACCAAAGACGGTAAGATCCAGTTCGAAAGCAGGGCGCATCGGGCTTCCGCTCCGCACACGACGGCCCGTTCGACCTACGGCACCGGGACCCTGCGGCCCTGGAACCTGCAGCAGGAGGACCCGCTGCTGGATATCTTCAATTCGATCGAGGCGAAGGTAAGGACATTCAATAAAAGCGAGACCGTAGCGCTGGCTACGATCTGCGACGTCCGCAACGGAACGGGCGGCCCTCCGATTCCGTTCGCGAACGGCAAGACAAAGGTCATCGACATCGAATTCCCCACGCCCTCTAGCCCCTCGCAGCTCCTTGCCGTGGAGACCTGGGGGATCGTGACGGTAGAGATCAACACGACCGAAGCGGGCGATGGCACCGACCTGACGAACCTCGTAACGATGTCGAGGCAGGAACTGGGCCGCACCCTGCGCTGCACCTTTGTAAACTCGAGCGGATCGGCCGGATACTTCATCCGGCTCTTCGTCAATGGTGTGGCAATCGTTGAGGGCGATCCACTCACGGTGAGCGCGGAGGACACGACCAGCCAGGCCAAGTTCCGGAAGCGGGCATTACCGAATCCATCGCAATGGCTGACGCAACTCGCTGAAGGACAGGCTTATTGCAATCACATTATCGCACTCTATAAGAACCCGCGGCCGGCACTTCGATTCACGCTCAAAGCGAATTACAATGCTACGCACCTGGCCGAAGCGCAGGCCATAGACGTCAGTGATCGGATTCATATCACTGCGAATCTGGGCACGTTCGGACTCGGGATCAACGGCGATTTCTTCGTCGAATCGCTCCATCACAAGGTCAATGAGGGCCGGGTTCACGAGGTGCAGGTCTACTGCCGTTCAATTGTAACGCATTCGTGGCCGGCAAGCGGGACGGCCTACTCCGCCAGGACCGTCCCCGACGGCGTCCCGGACGATCTTTATGTTACTGGCATGGATCCGGACCTGCAGATCGTCTGCGGCGCGAGGGCGTGGAAGTATAACCGCAACATCACTGGGGCGAGATTCAGGGCCAGATACTATGCGGAGCCTCTCGCCTCCGGAGAATCGGCGGATCTTAGAACGATAGTCGAGGGTGGGGACATGGAGGACAACCTCGCCGGAGGCATGATCGTCGTCGATACTCCGTTCTTCGCCAACCAGTACGGCGCACAGTACGACTTCGTAAGCGGTGCGGAAGGAGCTTGGTACTATGCCTTCCAGTTCACTTCCTCCGCGGGAGATTCGGTCTGGACCGATGGCAATAAAACGCCGCAATATGTCGAGAATTATGTCCAAGCCGTGAGCGGACAGGCGGCGACCGGACCGCCCGACGACTGGTGGGTAGAAGTAATAGCCGATCCCAGCGGTCGCCATGCCGTGATCGTCCGAGCGAGTAGACCCAAGGTCAACGGAGCCAAGATCTGGGCTTGGGTCGCGCAGATCAAAGATAATCGCACGGGACTCTGGCGCAGTGTCGGAGATAACACTGCAAGCGTCGAAAGCGCGAATGTATTTTATGGCGATCAGAATGACAGTGCTTATGGGGACATCGCCCACGTACCGTCAAAAAATAACACGCGATTCACCAGGGGGACGAACATTCATGGCGGCCTGCGCGGGCAGGATCCGCTCGATTTCGCGCGCATAGGGGATCTCCTGCTATTCGACCCCAGGGGAGGGGTTTGGGAGGAGAAATATTGCAGTTGGGGGACGATAGACAGGATCCAGGGCCTGACGAGCGGGTTCGACATTGCTACTGCAGACAACTTCGACGTCCGCGGGCGCTTCAGGACTGCGGTCACAAGCGATCTCAGGTTGCTTTCGGTCAAACCTCCTTGGGAGTGGACGATCGAGGGATATTTCGGCGCGGAACCCAATCATGGCCTTTATGAAAGGTGGTACTGGGACAATGATGAGCATGGGGACACGACTACGGCGATCTTCGTCTCCGATCCGATAGAAGTTCCGGCCTCCGTTCCTCTATCGGCGATCGAAGCGAGAGTCTGGTTTGACAGTGGATTTTCGAGATGGGACGGCGGGATCATCACGGGCGGACTTGTCGGGAGCGAGGGGAACCCATCCGGCGCAACGGGACTGCAGATCCTGACGCACGAAGACGAGCCGCAGATTCCTGCGGGTTACATAGCCCTCCAGTGGAATAGGGAAACTCTAAACTACAAAGACATCAGCGTTGTCGCCGCATGGTTCTCAAGCGCGCTCCCGGCCGAGGGTCCGTATGACGCCGAGCGCACGGGCCATCCGACGACCGTGCTTGAGGAGGGAACCTGCGAAGTCGTCCGGGGCAACAAGCGGATCAATGTGACGCGGCCATCCCCGCCGGCGGCCTCGGTGATCGGCAAGATATTCCTGATGTACACGGACGACGCCAGCCCGGATTCCGATCTCGACGGCAATGTCATCACCGCGGCGACCGCAACGACAATCACCCTTTCGGATCGCTCCTTCACCTCGACGAATCCATTCATGCGGACCGGCACGTTCAACTATGCGATTGTCGACTGCTGGTGGCCGAACGAAGGTTCTAGCAACCTGGCGTATTATCAGTGGCAAGTCACGCAGGTCACTCAGGATATCGAGGCAACGGTGTGGAGAACTCCGGTCATGCCGATGCCGAACGGGACCTATTACGTCACACTGGCAAACCGAAATCCCTATGGACTCGGTACCCGGCTCATTCCTGGAGGGGCCGGCACTCCCGATCCTCCGACCGAGGTCCATCCGCAGGCCTGCACGATCCTAAGTGTAGTTGCCGTTGGTTCCCCGGCAACATTGGAGGTCGATACCAACGCCGATCTTGGTTCTACGTTCAGTATTACTTCCGCGTCGAACTTTACACTCAAGAATCCTGCCGGGACGCTGTATTGCGGGCAGACGATTCTATGGATGATAACCGGTGCCGGGGTCCCGACGCTCGACACGAAATTCCGCCTGATGGACGGAGAAAGCATATCCAAGAGCTCCGGGCGGGATCTACTCGGCGCCATCTACAACGCGGCGGACGATGAGTGGGACGCATTTTGGAAGAAGGGATCCTAAACATGAAAGGAAATGACTGATGGCCACCGGCCCCATTTTCCCCACCAGCGCCTTCCCTGTGACGTCGGGGAAGGTATTCCCTGGGTTTCATGTTGCCGCCACTGGAACGAGCAAACATGATGAAGGCCTACGGGTCATGCCGTCGCTTGACGGTGACGCCATCTGGCGACTTCGGTTTCACCTCCCGACCGTATTGCCATCCGGAACCCTGAAGCTGAGATTGATCGGACTTTGTTCGGTCAATTCACTGGTCGCAAAAGTGAATCCCAAATGGGCGTCGGTCGCGATGGGCGAAGCTCCGACCGATGCGACTCTCCAGGCTGAAGGCACTACGACCGTGACCTGGGGGGTGTCGGATTCAAATAAGTACATCGAAACCAAGATCACTCTCGATGCCGACACGGCCGTTGCGGGTGAAGTGATCGCAATGGATCTCACGTTTGAGACTTCCAGCTGGACTTTGAGCCAGATCTCAACCTGGATTCCCGCTCTGATTTGGGAGTAGTTGAATGTCGCGCCTTGTAGATGCTTCCGGCGAAGTTCTAAGGGTAACAAGCTACCCTTTCCCGCAAGCGGGTGAGTTGCTGCTATGGATTCGTCCTACCTGGTCGTCTGGAGACAACCAGCATCACATCATTCTCAGAATGGGGGACGCTCCAAACTATTTTGAGATTAGCAAATTCTATGTGGGGGGACAAAACAATCTCTATTGCGGCTGGGCCAAGGGAGAGAGTTTCAGTCGAGTTGTCACCGAGGATGCGGAATTATTTACCGCGGGATGTTGGACCTCAATCCTTATCAGATGGAAGTCAACTGGGGTGAAGGACGTTGGAATCACGATCGACCGTTGGGTGTGGAATCAAACCCTCGGAGCTGAGGCGATTTACGCTTACAGTACGGACGCACTGCAAAACTCGGACCTGAGTGCATTGGCGTTGAACGTTGGGAACGCCGATGATGCAGGTTCATACCCGGCGGCGGGAGAGGTCGCCAATGTGGCTATCTGGAACGACATTGATGCCTATGGCGCCGATTGGGGAGTTTCGCCTGCGCTCAAGGGCGGACAGCCATTCCGGCGCAACATTGCAAACCTGCAAGATTATTGGCCCCTGTGGGGGGATGACAGTCCCGAACCGAACTGGGGATGGGCCAATCCGACCAGGACTCTCACCGTGACTAATGCCACGAAAGGCGTGAGCGATCCAAACGTGGGTCCATTCCGTATGGGCGTCAATGGGCGGACGGGTTCTGCCGGGGAGGCTTTTGCCGCCGGTGTAGGGACATTCTGGCCGGTGATCACGAGAATGCTCGATCAACAGCAGCGAATGTAAAAGAGAAACGATGAAACGACTATTTCTAATCACTGCAATGTTTCTCGCCATCAGCACTTGCGCCTGGGCGCAGACGCTTGCCGTACCTTACCAGTGGGACGCGTCCGCAGATGGGCCTGGTCCGGTGAATAACCCTGTGAAATACAAGCTCTGCACGTCTGCGGTTGACCCTATTTCCTGGCCGTCAGGCGCATTCCCGGTCGATCGCGTCTGCACTGACGCCGGGATTGCGCTTCAACAAACGCTCCAGATGGCTGTCGGCATCAAGTTCGTTTTCGCGACCGCTTACAATCTGGGCCTATCGGTCGATGGCACGCCGAATCCTGCAGTCGTTCAGGAGAGCGGTCCTTCGAATGTACTCAAGGTGGAGATCTTTGCGCCTCCGGGTCGCCCAGACAAGCTCCGGGTTAAGTCCGTACAGCAGGTAATGGATTCGACAAGTGGTCAGTTCATGAAGATGGGAAAACGTTCCGGCTAACATGCGACAGCGCGAATAGAGGAGAGCGAATGAATCCTGAAGTCATCTATGGAGGCTGCACTGTTGCGGGCGCGGTCATCGGATGGATCGCGCGCGGAGCCTATAGTGCCGGAAGACTGCGAAGTACGGTGGATCAGCATGGCGAGAACATCAAAGAGTTCACGGCACATACATCCGACACAGAAATACACATCGTGAGAGGGCGGGAGGATCGCGTGATATCCACCCTGCAGGAGGCGGTCAACAACGGATTTCTGGGAGTGTACCGGCGCCTGGACAATATCGACTCACGATGTGAACGCAGGCTTTCGGACTGCCAGCAGCACTTCAACCGCATTGACATGAAGGTCGCGTCCGGTCTGAAGGGAGGGGAAGGAAAATAAATGAATATCACGGCATTTGACCTGGCGCAGCGATTTGTCGGGGCGAGAGAAGTCCCGGGGGCCCTCCGGAATCCTCAGATCATGGCCATGCTCCAGCTCGACAACAAATGGCCGGAGGACGACTCCGTCGCCTGGTGCTCGGCTTTCGTGAACTATATCGCCTGGCTGCTCCGCTTGCCGAGGTCAAAGGATCTGCGCGCCCGCAGCTGGCTCAACGTGGGCCGGCCCGTCTTCGGCAAGGATCTTACTGTTGGCTTCGATATCGCCATCCTCTCACGGACCGACAATGATCCGGACGAGACCGTGATCGCCTCTCCAAACCACGTTGGGTTCTACGGCGGTTTCGACAAGTACCCGCCCGAGCAGTTTCAGAACATCTACATCTTGGGCGGCAACCAGGACGACAGCGTGAACATCACAATGTTTCCCGTACAACGCATCCTCGGATTGAGGAGGCTCTATGAGCAATAAGTCAGCGTGGTTGTTTTATCTCCTGGGGGCCTTTCTGACCCTCGGTTGGAAATTCATTCGCTACGTCAGGACAGAAAAGCAGCATGGCCGTCCGGCCCGCGATGCGATAGCGGAATGGTTCTTCGAGGACAGCGTCGACAATACCACGAGCTGGTTCACGACCGTCTCGATCGTCTGGTGCGCGGGCGCCGTCCTGATCGACCTCCGGGAACGCGAGGGCATATTCCAGTGGATCGCGGTCGTGCCGCTGCACATCGCCGTAGCGTTTGCCTTCGGGGGCCTGATGGAGCTCGCTGCGCCCAGCATCGCGAAGAATCTCGTCAAGTGGATCATATCCAAGATGCCGGGGGCCTGAGACGATGCTTCCGTTCCTCGCGGCCGTCACCGGAATGCCAACCTGGGCGTGGAAGATCGTTGGCGGCGCCGCGGCGATCGCGGGCCTGATGATCGCGGTCAAGATCTACGGCGATTCGAAGATCGCTGAGGGCCAGCGTAAGGAGCGGATTCACATGTATGGCGAGCTCGAGGTGGAGCTCCTTGCCAATCAGAAACTGGCCCAGAGGGACCTGACGGCTCTCCGGGCAGATAACAAGAAAGAAACGGAGGCGTCGGCCGCCGCGGAGTCCAGGATCCTGGGTGAGATAGATGCGCTGGAACGGCAATTGATAGCGAAACTGGCCGACCTGGCGCGAATACGGACAGAACGGGATGAGGAAATCGATCATATTCCTGCTGCTGATCTCCCTGACGAGATTCGCCAGCAGTCAAGACGACTCTCAGAGCAGGCCCAGCCCCCTGATTGACCTCGTCCTGCCGCTGGAGGACGGGAGGCTCCTGCTCAAGCAACTCAACGAGCTCGAATTCCGCCGGTCGGAGGTGTTCGCCCTATTGGACGAGATCAAGCAGGCGAAGGCCGAAAATGCCGCCCTGGTTGGCGAACTGCGCAAGCAACTGGACCTTGAGAAGGAGGCCCACGGACTCACGAGGCGCGACCTGGCGCTCGCCTCTGAGAGGGCCGACTTCTATGCCAGGGCCTACCAAGACCTGAAGAAGCCTCCTCCATCCAAGGCCATGAGCCGCGCCGTCAAGTGGGGCCTCGTCGTTGGGATTGCCGTCGCCGGCGCCGCAGTAGCTGGATATGTGGTGAGCCGATGAATGCGCCCGACTCCCCTGCGCCTCGGTATATCTTCGGCGCTGGCGAGATGGCGGATCACATCGTCCGGCTCCTGGAATCGACAGGCAAGCCGATCGACCAGATTGAATTCTTCGACGACGCCTTCCCGGCCCGCACATCGGGTCCTGCCGGCCTGCCGATAGTCGCCAACTTCACTGAAGGAATGAAATTGAGCATCCACGATCGGGAACTGGTGATGATCGCCGCCGGGTCGAAGGGAGCGGCCGTCCGCTATTCACTCCTCTCGCGCCTGATGTTGGCGGGCGTTCCGCTTGCTTCTGCCATCCATCCGAGCCTTTCAATCGGCCCGGGGGCCTGCATAGGATCCCATCTTGTGGCGTTCCCTGGCTGCATTATCGGCAAGAACGTCGAGATCGAATCGTGGTGCTGGTTCTATTCGGGCGTGATCATCGAGCATGACGCGGAGGTCGGCAACAACGTCATCTTCGGGCCTGGCGTCGTGATAGCCGGCAATGTGCGGATCGGCCGGCATGCCTTCCTCGGGGCGG